TGATGCGGTCGAGGCTCATTCAGGCGGCGGTTCGATCGCGGCGGCAGCGCGGCAGACGCCATCGGCCTGCTGCCTCGATTGCAGGTAGGGCAGCACCGCCGTTGGATCGCCGTTGTCGTCGAAGGTCGCGGGATCGTCCTGTTCGGTGAATTGCCCCGGCGGACCTTCCTTTACGATCGTGTAGAGCATTGTTGCCTCGTCTACCTCCAGGTGATGAAGCCCGTGACTTGGTTGGCGGCCACGGCCGTCGCGTCGGTATCGGCCGCGCCCCCGGTGATCGCGTAAGACAGCCCGGTGCTCATGCCGAAAACACCCGGGTCCGGCGCCAGAGACACCGAGCCACCCGGGGGAATGCCAATCGTGACCATGGGAACGCTGGTTCCCACCGTGGGAGCGGTCGTTAAGTTGTAGATATGGACGTAGGCCCAGCCGGCGCCGGAGTTGGCGAGTGAATAGCCGTTCAAGGCTGCGGCCGAACTCTTCAACAGCGTGGCGTTGGTCGTAGCCGCCGATAGGATTTTCGCCACGCTGTTGGTGTTCGCGCCGGGGCCGGGAGACGACACATTGACGGTCCCGGTCACGGAGCGAACTGCCGTCTGCGGGTCCAACTGCGGGACAACGTTGCTCCGCGCGTAGCCCGACAACGTGGTGCTGCCGCCGACGTAGGAGGAAATTCGCGCACGGAAGTAGCGGCCCGTGACCGGAAAGACCGCCAAGGGGATGCTCGCAACCCCGGATACCGGCGCGCTGAGCGCGGCGCTTGGCACGGCGCCGTAGGTAGGAAGCCACGTCGCGTTGTCGTTGCTGGTCTCAAACGTGACCGTGTTGGAGCTAGCGTTGGCCGTGATCTGCGCAACGATGGAGCTATAACCGGTCGTGTCGATTGACACGATTACGGACGCGCTGGATGCTGTGCCTGAGAACGGTAGGATGTCGGGGTTGGACACGGGGACCCGGAGCGTGTCCGTTGCGGCTGTCGCATCGCCAGTGACCGTCACCGGCACGCCCCCGTCACACCTTGGACCGCACCCGCCGTCGTCGACGACGTTCCGGCGGGGGTTACTGGCACCCCGCCGCCCGACGAACCGCCCCCACCGGGCGCAAACTGCGCGCTCGCCGGCCCCACCGCCAGCGCCGCCAAAAACATGACCGCTATGAGCCTACGCATGGTTCTGTCCGCCCAATCAGTTGCGTTCCGCCTTGCGATCCCGCGCCGCAGCGGCTCGCCCTTCAGTCAGAATGGTCACCTTGTTCGCCTGCGCTTGGCGCATGATATCAGGATATCGCATCTTAATGGTGGTTTCTGCGCCCTGAGTGGCTTTGGCAACAATATCTCGCATGGCCCTATCCAAAGCGCCATCTGGGATCGGTGACACTTGGTTCATCTGCACGATCGGCAGCAACATTTGGTGCATCATCTGCCCACGCACCGCGCTGTAATCGTCATACTGCTGGTCATTCAGCGCAACGCCAAGCATCTCCCGCTTGGGCGCGGCTGGCAGATTGCCAAGCCGGATCATCTCTTGCGTCACGGGATCGTTATTGACGCGGCTTTCCATGATTGCGGACAGGCCAGGAACGCCCACGACCTCGCGTCCAGGAATGGGCTGACCCCAGATATCGCGCCGCGGCATCAGCGTGTTGCGCAACCACGGCGTCTTGCTTTTCAGCACGTCCACCAGCGTCCGCGCTTGCCGCAGGTATGGGTCAGTGTCTCGCGCCGCCTCGCCCATGGCCGACGAATACGGCAGGAACGACGACAGGAAGTTGCGGGCATAGCGCGCGCCAAACTGATCCGGCTCGTCGATCGCCCGCATGGCGTCGGACGGCCCCTTCATCCAGGATTCGTCGGCAAGGCTCTTGACCACCGATAGGACCGTCATGGACGCCCAGTGGCCAACGTCGTTCTCGCCCGCTTCCTTCCCATACTGCACCATATCGGCAGCCACGCCCATCAGCGTGCCGAACGGGCCAAGCCGGTTGAACTGGACCCATTGGCCGCCAATGCGGATGCTGTTCTCCTGCTTTCCCGTCGCCATCCACGCCGCGCGCTCTTTCGGATCGCTCGGCATTGACCCAGCCACATCGCCGTTAAGCGCCTTCATCGCCACCGCCGCCATGACGCTGGTGCCGATCGTGATCTTGGCAATTTGCAGGTCCCGCGCCGCGCCGCCGTTCCGCCCCATCAGGTTTGCCCGAACGTCCGCATCCAGAACGCCAAGCGGGCTGCGTTGCAGCAACGCCTGCTCAATAATGGCCGAGCTGATGCGGACAAACGGCATGACGAACTTGACAACCTGAGTACTGCCTAGACCCGGCACGTTGAGACGCACGGAGGCAACTCGCGAAATGACATCCGTCACCTTACCGGACTGACCCATCAGCGCCCCAGACGTCGCGGCCGTCCGTGCCTGCGCCATCATCGCCTCTGGCGGGTTCATCTTCAGTTCGGCCACGCGCGCCGCAAACGCCACCCCGTCAAGCCCTTCTGTTGCAGCCTGCCGATAAGCCAGCGTCGCCAATTCCTGCGTGTAGAGGATGGTCCGGCTGTAGCTGTGCAGCGCATTGATCCCGCGCGTGGGATACCGCACGATCGTGCCCGCCAAGCCAGGAATGGCGCCCCCAGGAAATCCTCCTGCCGCCAGCAACGACCCCTGCGGGCCGCCTTCGCCCGGCAATTCCGTGGGCATATCACTCTGCCAAGCGCGATAGGCGGCTTTGATGCCGTCTTTCTGACCCGCAATGATCCCGTGCAGTTGCGCGCCGACCTCGCCCCAGTAGACGCGGTCCTCCGTGCTACCGAACGCCTCGCGAATACTGCCCTGAGCCGCCGCCAGCCCAGTCTCGCCAACCGCCTTCACACCAGCCGACAGCGCCATGGCCGCCTCGTAAGTCGCATGTGTCGCCGGATTGGACAGGATGGAGTTGACGAAATACTCCAGCAGCATATCCCCGCGCGATGGCTTCGCCGCGTCCCGGATGAACTTCGCCGCATCGGCCGGCGTTTCCAGCAGCGTCACCTTCTTGGCTTGCGCCATAAGCTGATTGAGCGTGCGACCGGTGATTTCCTGAGTGATAGCGCCAAGGCTGCGCGCCTCGGCCATGGCGGCATTTGCCGCCAAATCCCGGAACGCTCGCTGCACCCGGCCGGAGTTGGCGCTCACACCTGCCAATGTCTCCTGCGTCATGTTCAGCAAGTCGGCCGCCTTGGCATAGGCCAGAATGTCAGCCTCCAACCCGCTTTGCGCCTTGATCGCGGCCTCCCGCAGCGCGGCCGTCACTTGCGGTATCCATTGCCGCAGCGCCCGCACCCGCGTCTCCGGCGGTATCTCATCCTCAAGCGCCATCTGCCGCAGCTTCAGCATGTTCGCCTCGGCCGCCGTCGCATTCACCGCATTCGCGGTTGAGAACACCTGTTCGTCGGATACCACGCCTCGACGCGCATCCCAGAACTCGTTGTTCTGCTCCGCACTCTCTCGCAACGCCTGCTTGATGTCTTCCGTCGTGTTCAGCAGGTCTAGCCGCAGGTTCCCCGCCTTGTCGATTACCCTTGTGGCGGGTCTGAAGGGCTGTTGGGGGTCTGTGGGCCGATCGCCAACCCCGGCGCTCCCGGCGGCACCGGAGGCAGGCTTGGCGCCATCCCGCCCCACTGCATCGGCAGACGGTCCAGCGCCGCCTCCCGCTCCTGAGCCTTGCGGGTTGCGATCTGCGCCACCTCCCCCGGCGTCACCCCCAACTGTTTCGCCAGGGCGTCCTGCATCCCCAGGACCGCGTCCGCCTTGTCCCCCGCCGACTTCCCCAGGTCCCGAAGGTCCTGCGGTAGCTCCGGGTTCTTGGCCATCCGATACGCCTTGTCCCGCTGGTCGAGCAGCGTTCTCCGATCCATAGCGATCCTCCATTTCCTGCTGACTGCGATTGTCGTCCCACTGGCCTTCGTGCGATTCCACCCACTCGCGCGCGTCGGCCGCCAAGTCGCCAAACTCGACTTCGTGCGATTCCTCCATGGCGCGGATTTCGTTGTAGAACTGTTCTTCCGAGACGCGCTTGGACAGCGCCTCAAAGAACTGCTCACGGGTCATGCCCTTCGTGTCGATGTCATGGTCACGGGCCAGCCGATCAACCTCAGCGTTGTGATCCAGCGCCCCATGATAGGCATTCACCGCATCGGTATCCTCTGCCGAATACCGCGCCTCGCCCTTGAAATCTCCGGCGATGGCATCCAGCAAATCGCGCTCGCTCGGCCAATCCTCGCCATGCTCCGGAAAGTATCCGGCCTCATGCGCCTTGATGGCAGCTTCATCCAATGACATGCCGGTCGAATTGATCAGCCCCGGTCGCGACTTCGGACCGCCGATGATGTTGCTGATCTCGCCGCCCTCGTCGCGGATGCCGCCATTGCGCCGCAGGAACCCGATCAGCCGCGTCGGCTCTTTCGGCAGTTTCGGGTAGAGCGGCGTGGGCTTCGCGGGCTGCATCGTGCCGCCAACGGGCAACTCTGCGGCCTCGGCAACCGTCTCCGGCACGATGGCCGCAGCCTCCGGTTCGCGCGTGAGCAACCGGTCGAACACGTCGCGGATATCGGCCGATACCGTGCCGCGCAGACCGGGTATCTTCGTGACCGTCTGATAGATCGAAGTGAGCCACTGCTTGAACTTGCCGAACACGGCGAGCACCTGCGACGGAGCGCGGCCTTCCATGAAATAGCGCTCAAACGATCGTGCAAACCGCTCGTGGGCGCGCGTCGGGATGGTCGCTTCGTCTCCGGTCATCCCCAGGTATTTGCGCGTCGCTGCGGCATCGGCTTTCATTTGCGCGGGCGCATCGGGGTCTGCCGCATCGCGCATCATCCGCTCAAGCCAATCGTGACCGGTCTCGTGAATGTAGGAACTGGCATCGGCCGTCTGCATCATCGTAATGACGTTGCGGCCATTGTCCATCAGGGACAGCTTTGCATTACGGGTTCGTCCACTGCCGCCCTGCGCCATCTCCGGTTGACGCGCCCGCGCAGTCTGACGCCCCGCCCGTATCTCCGGCGCATCCCGCGCATACAGTTCCTCCGCCGTGCCGCGCCCAGGCCACGCATCGGCATAGGTCTTCCACATCGCCTCGGTCACTTGCCCGGCCGCGTCGGCTTCCTCGGCGGGACGACCGGCGGCTTGAAGTTTCTGCGACACGTCGGCGGCAATGCTGGCGGGCACCGCGCGCGCGGACGGCAGGGTGCGGGCAGGCTCGCCCGGATTGGCAACGGGTGCTAGTTCGCCTTGCGCTGGCTTTTGCTCTGCCTGCACTGGCTTCGCCGCATCCACCGGAACGACGCGAGGCGCGACCGCAGGCGGTTCCTCCGCTGACGCAACCGCACTTGGCGGCTCCGCAGCGGGCGCCGCACCCGCGCCATCCGGCGGTTCCGCTTCCGCAGGCATCCGCTCCGCCGCTTGGCGATAAGCCGCCGTCACATCCGGCGCCAAGTCACGCATCCGATACTGCGTTTCAAGCAACTGCTGCCGCAGCGCGCCGATCTCCGGCGTGTCGCGGGTCAGTGCGGCCATCGTGAAATCGTCGTTCAGGAACGCATCGCGCTCAGCACGCATCGTTGCCAGCCGCGCCTCATACTTCTTCGCAAGCCGCGGTGTGGTATCCTCTAGGCGGCTTTCCAAGTCTGCAATCTCAGCCTGATGCGGCGCCTGCGCTTCGGCCTGCCGCTGCAATTCGGCCTGCTGGGATGCGATCTCCTGCCGCAGCGATTCCTGGTGCGCCGATAGCCCGTCGAACTCCTGGAACGTTTCAGGCGCAATCCGCCGCGCCATATCGTGGACGTCAAGCGCAGGCAGGTCAGGCGAGATCGTTGGCGCATACGGTGCAATCGTCGGCGCGGTCTGACCCGGCCCCAATGCTTCCGGCGCAGTCCGGCTGATCGGGTTCGTGATGCTGAACTCTAGGTTCTCGTTCGCTGGCGCTCCACCCGTTTCCACATTTTCCAACGGCGGCAACGTCGGTTCCCTAGTGCCAAAATACACACCCTCCGGCTCACCGATGATGCCCGCCTGACGGGCCGCTGGTAGATCAATGGGCGCAGCACGATCCAGAGGCGCGGCGTGCTCCGGTATTCGCGAGCCAACATCCGCCAACGTCGCTTCCGCCAACCCGCCAACGCCGCGGCCAAATTGCTCGCCACCGATCTCCGTCGCCGTCTGTGCCAACCCCGCAATCCCGGCACCGGAAGCCGCCGACAGTGCCCGATTGGCCACGTCGAACGCCGCTGCCGCTGGGCGGATCAGCGCCTCGTTGAACGCACGTAGAATGCCAGCCTGCCCTTTGGTCACGTCGGGCAACACACCAGCAGCCTTCAGCGCATCTTCTGTCTCCGGGCTTAGGCCAATGTTTCCTGCACCCCAACCATCCGCGGCACCCTGACCGATCGCGTGCAGAACCTTCCCAACCGACGAATTGCGCAGATACTCGTCGAAATCAGGGCCACTGCCTGGGAATGGGCGCCCCAGATCGTCAATCGCAGGGTGCGGATCGACCGGCGGCGGACCCAAAAGTTTCTCAAATTCCGGGTCACGCTTGATACCAGCAGCATTCAGCCCGCCCTCTAACTGCGTCGTCCCTGCCGGAAATAAACCGGCAGCCCCCATGCCACCCTCATACGGGCTTGGCGGTTCCGGCGGCGGACCCAGTAGCTTTTCAAACTCAGGATCGCGCACGTAATCGGCCATTACGGTTCTCCGTCGCGCTTCGCCGTCGAAGCCGCACCGGCCTCCGCCACGCCTAACTTTGCCCGCGCTACGTAGGCGGCCTGTAGCGCCGCAGGTCCGTAGCCAAGCTTGCCAGACACGTATGCCTGCGTAATCTTGTCCACCGAACTCAGGTCAGGCGCGGGTGGCGCGGTAAACAGCCCACCGAAAAAACCCGGCCCGGACGCGGGTTGCGTCGGCGCGGGCGGCGCAAATCGGGCACTTTCCGCCGCCATGTCCGCTTGGACTTCTGCGGGCGTGCGACGCAAGGCTTCAATCTTACGCCCAAGGTATTTCGGGGACTTCTGGTCGTAGTAATCTTGAAGGGGTTCTCCGGCCTTTTGCGCTCTTTCAAGTGTGCTGAAGACGGATAACTGAAATTGCAGGAACCGCTCCTCGCCCTTTGGATCGCGCTGGCCCAAGAAATCAGGCGCAACCAACTGCTGCCGAGCCGCCGCAAAGAGCGTCTTCTGCAACCCGTTCAGGTTCTCACCTTCCAAGGATCGCCTGTCGCGCATTAGGGATGTCAGCTTTTCCATTCCCGCCACACTGAGCCCATTAGGCTCCGTCACAGCCTTAATCAAAACCTGCGGGTCCGTGATGCGACCTGGGTCGCCGGGATCGGCCGTCACTGCCTTGTAGTATCCGTTAAATCCCGGGCCGTATCGCTTGACATCGGCATCGCCACCCTCCGTAGCCTGATCCGCAAGATGCTTCTTCAGCATGTTGTCGAGATTGTTCTTCTGCTCCGCATTGAACGCCGGGTTCTGCGCGATGTCCTTCACAGGGTCAATCTTCGTCGGGTCCGCAATCATCTGGCTTACAAGCGGGTTCGCCGCCTTTTCGTAAGCCTCTGCGGCGCCCCGCTTTTGCGCGGCGTAGCGACGGTCAAGTTCCGCCATCGCCATCTGGCTCTGCCGATAGTTACCGGCAGTTGCAGCCATGACGGCAGCGGCAGCGGTCTGATAATCCGGCAACGGCGCCGCCGTGTTCTGCGGCGTGGCGCCTGGGATATAGGCTGCGGGCGTGGCGCCGGTCGGCGCGGCCGAACCGTTACCGCCCAGTCTCCCGACCACACCGGACACATAAGATGATACGCTGGTGCCGTTCCCGTCCTTCTTATCGGCAATCCAAGGCGTGGGGCTACCGGGCGGAGCCACGTTGCCCTCGCCGGAAAAATACCCCACGGCCACCCGTGCCGGATCGTTGGGATACTTCTGCGAAAAATCCGCCACGATGCGACGGCCCACGGCCTCGTTATCAGCCGGATTGCTGATTTGCTCGCCAGGTTGCGCATAGCGCATGAACGTCGGCAACGTAATCTGCCAGCCGCCCTGTGCGCCATTAACGCTGGTAGGAGATGTTGCCCGACCGCCGCTTTCCTGCCCATGGATGGCATCGGCAATCGACGTTGCGCCCCCACCCCCAGCAATCCCCATGGCGTTGTTGACGATGTTGTTCGCGCTGGCTTGGTCGCCAACCGTCAGGAGATGCTGTTGCAACCGCACTCGCATCTCAGGGCTCAACTCGGATTCATGCGTCTGCAATATCTTCTGCGCATAGCCCGCATCGTGCTGCGATGCCGCTAGAACTGTATCGCCGATGACCTTATCAGACGCTTCCATCCTCGCTTTTTGCTGTAAATCGGGAGAAAGGTTCTGCCCGAACTGGATTTGATATTTCTTGGTGACGGCGTTTATGCCGTCCGCTTGGCCGTGCAAAAGGGCATCATTTGAGTTCCACGCATTGGCCGCCGAACTGGCAGCCACGTCCAGCGATGCAGTGTTCGTCGCAATCCCGTAAGTGTCCGCCTGCGCATCCAGATGCCGGGAAATCTCGCCCGACGCGTATTGCAGCAACCGCCGCGACTGCTCGTCGAACTGCAGCTTGGCCGCATCGCTGGTCAGTTGGTTCTTGAACTCATCCCGTTTCTGGGAAAGGGACTGGATAACACCTGGCCCAAGCCGCAGCGCATCCGCGCCCTTGACGGCATACAACCCCTGCGGCGCAGTCGGATCGTTGGGGTCACCGTAGGTCTGCCGGTTGACCTCGCTTTGAAACTCGTTGAACTTATCATCAACCTGTATCTGGTTGAACCGCTGCGCCCGCATCGTGGCGATGTCCAGCCCGGCATTCCCAGCCTGCTCCGCACCCTGCCCAAGCCGCTCCGCACCCTGCGCGATCAGACCGCCAAAATTCGCCGGGCTGGACTGCAACCGCGCATAGTCATCCGGCGGCGTCGCAGTAGGCTCGACGCTCTGCGTGGTCTCAACGGGAACGAGAGCCATTACGGGGCAGCACCCGCCGCCGATACATATCCGTCGCTGCTATCGCCCGCCTGCTGCTGATACTTCTCAAGCCCCGTCGCGGTGCCCGACAGCCCCGACAGCAACCCACCGCCTGCCGAGAGTGCCCCAGCGGTCGGAGCCTGCGACGCCTCTGCCGTATCAAGCCCGGCCTGATCGCCGTAGTTCACCGCCTGCGTGCGATACCCGTAGGCTTGCAGCGCGGCGTTGTTCACCACCGTCAGCGTGTCCAGCGTGCCCGTGCGCCGCTGCGTCTCCTGATCGTCGGCCGCCGAGCCGCTGTTCACGTCTATCCCGTTTGCAGCAACGGCCGTGCGGACCTTCGCAAGCCTTTGCGCGCCCTGCTCACTGGTCTGGGCCGCCTTTGCGGCACCAGCCTGCACGGCATACTCCGCGTTTTGACTAGCAACGGTTTGGTTGTTGCGCGCCACCTGCGCCTGGTAGCTGGCATTCGCGGCCGTCGCGTTGGCCGATGAAATCGCACCATAGGCGCCAATGCCAGCGCCGACCACCGACGTCGCCGCCGAAACGCCCGCCAGTATTCCAGCCGTTGGAAGTGAAACCGATGGCATTCAGGCGGCACGCTTGCGCACAAGCCCAGCATAGGCCAGGCGCCGCAGCTCGGTCTTGCATGCGCGCTTGAACCCATCAATCTCCTCACGATGCCGATGGAAATAGGTCAGCACCGACCGGACATCAACTTGGATATTCTGGTCACGCAGCCTCGCCCACCATCCATGCGCCATGGCAAACGGAAGGCAGTGCTCAAATATCGCGCGGCACACATCCTCCCGGTCCAAGTCATCAAACTCGACCGTCAGCACACCATGCCGAGCGGATATCCGGTCAAGCTCGCGCGCCGTCCGCGTCAGCATCGCACGGAGCGCCTCGCGGTCGTAAGTGGCCACACCCGAAACGTCCACCGCCAGCATGGCATCAACCGCATCGTCTAGGCGCCGCCGCACCACGACTTCCTTCAGGCCAGGCAAGTGATGGCGCAGGATCGCGGCCCCATGCGCCGCCGCCGTCTCGACCGCGCCCGTATTGGCCGCGCCAAACAACCGCACCACGTCCTCAATCGACCGCATGGCGATGGCAGCCTCGTGGTGACACGTCCACCCTTTATAGCTGAGAAACTCCGACAACCACTTCGTCCGCGACCGCGGCAGCGCATAGATAATGAACGGCGGAGCATCGGCACGGCGGCGCATCGTAAGATCGCGCACCAACCCGCCACCGCACTCGTAGACCGGCCCTGCGGTAAACCCAACCATCTCGTAAAACCGAATGGCCTGGGCATAAGACGCGGTAACCGTCGTCACCACCGTGTGGCGCGTTTCCAGCATCGCAGCAACCGCCAACCGAACCTCTCGGAAAAACGCATACGGTGCCCGCTCGACGGCGGCAGAAGTGAACAGCCACACCCTGGCATCCGAAGCTAGGATCGGCCCCAGAACGCCCCACACGACGGCTACTTCGCCATCAACCAACGCGGCTCGGCACTCGACACTCTCGCGATACAGACCATGCAAGAAGTGGCGTAACGGCACTCCGCAGGCAATCGTCTCCGCCTCAACACGATCCTGCGGGCGCATCGTCCGAACAATGCTGCGGACGTGTTCCAGACGGCCAAGGACGATTGAATAGTTCACGCTCGCAGCATCCACATTCCCGGACCCCGCTTTGGCGCCCGTGGATCGCTCGGCGGCTTTTGCTGGTAACTCATCTCAGGCAAGTCTCCGTCCAAGGTTTCGGGGAGGAACGCAGTCACATTCACCGGCAGGGGCAAATCCTGTTGCACGGCAACTTGCCCCGGCTTGGCCCAGTTCGGATCAAGGTTCACACGAATATCACCAGTAGCCAAACTGGTCACCAAAGAGCCGCCAGGCGACGTGTATGTCCTGCCGGGGCTGGCCGCCACCTTGAGGTGGTTCCACGCAGGCGCCAAGATCGCTGGGCTGACGGTGGACCCGTCCGTCTCGTTCGACCCGACCTTAAAGCCCAACGACGAGTCCACCCGGATCGTCGCAGCGGTGATGGACTTGCGGCGCCCCTGTTCCGTGGGCTGCGAGGCCGTGTCCAGATACACGCTCTGCACCTGGACCTGAAACGGCAGCCCGACAGTGACGGCGCTGGCCGGGGCCGCAAGCGTGATGGTTCCGGCCATCGTCACCACCTGCGGCGGGATCGGCACGCCATCGGCCAAGCCGGTCACCGTCTGGCCTGACAGCGCCCGTAATCCGCCAACGGTCGTGACCGGCTGCGTCATTGTCCACTGACCAGGCTGCTGGGCCACCATCGTCGCCGTGGCGCCATTCGGGATCGTCTGCGCGGGCGGCAGCACCCAAGTCGCGATGACATTCTGGGCGTTGGTGTAGGACGTGATGGTGGCAATTCCGCCGGCCGCCCTGATCACCGATCCAACGTTCCCAGCCGAGAACACCGCAGCGCTTGCTACAAAGGCAACCGGCCCCGACACGCTGCCAGCGTAGAGTATGGCATCCGGCTCGGGCTGCGCCAGCGTCAAGCCGCAATCGACGCAAAACGCATCTTCCACGGAACCCCATATCCGGTTGTTCATGCGCTCAATGAAATAGGTGCGGGTGCCGTCGTTTGCCGCAGTCGGACGGGATGCTACCACATAGAGCGCATCGACCGGGGGCTCGACCACGCTGCATACGGAAACAAACGACCCGTAGGTATCATGGCGCGCCCAGCCATACACCTCCTGCTCCTTAAGATAGGTGAGCGACAGCAGCGCCCCGTCACTGCGCACATACCAAGCAATTTTGTAGGGTTCCTCAGTCCAGGCAACCTGTGAAAGCGTGTAGCCGGTGAACAGTTGACCGGACAACTCGGTTAGATCGCTGCCGGTGTAGATATTGGCCCAGTAGCTATACGCCAAATCTCGGACGATGGACCCTTTCGCCTGGACGTAGATGATGTCGTAGCCCTCGACGAACGGCTCGCAGATGTCGTTGCACCCGTTGAACGCCTGCGGCTGCGCCTGCTGGCTGGATGGCGTGATCGGCTGCGGGCTGATGGCGGAACCGCCCTGCCCCGTCACTTGCCATGCGCCGAGTGCGGTCAGCACAACCAAGCCCCCAGGCATGGGTATCATGAACTGGATGCCGTCCACATCCACCGCCCACGGCGTTCCGGTGATCGCGTCGTCGTCCTGCACCGGAACCGAACTGTCAAAGTTCAGGAAGGCGCCGGGCCGAGACATGAAGTAAGTGTCTGGCTGATTGAGCGTCGCCGCGTAGACGCGCCGTTGCTGGAAATAGGCAACCACCCCCGGATAGGTGCCCGTCTGCGGACCGACGTCCAGCGTGGCAGTCGGCGCCGTCCCCGTGCCGCCGCCGGTCAGAGTGGTGCCGCTGGGCGTGGCGACGCTGGCGGCCAGCGTGTAACTGTTACCAGCCGTGCCAGGCGTGTTGTAGGTGATCAGCAACTGCGTGGCGTTGGCCGTGTAGGTCGCCACGATCAGCCCTGCGTCCGTCGAATTGCCCAGATCGGTCGCCAGTTGCGCCATTGTGAGGGAGAGCGAGGTGCCGATCCGTGTCTGATTGGCGCCGGGCGATCCGGTAACAAACGTCCATACCTGCCCATTCAGCCTGATCGTGTCCCCATTGTGGGGAACAGCGGAGAACGTGATGTTGCCGCCAGCCACGGCACCCGCGCCAAACGAAATGCTGTCGGTTGGCGCGTATCCCTGGCCGGGGTTTTGCACGATGACAGCCACCATCGCCCCGCTCACGATGACCGGCACCAGAACCGCACCAGAGCCGGTTGACGTGGTGATGACAGGCGTCACGGTGGTCAGCCCGGACCCCGGAGAAACCACGTTGACGAACAGAAGCTGCCCCGGCTCAAACGGGTTCAGATGCAGCGGTGGCACCTTCGCATCATCGGCCGTGATATTCGTGTCTACGGCCTGATTGCCATAGGACGTCGCCATGAAACCGAAGAGCGCTCCGGCTGGCACCGGGTAAGCCGATGTCGTGTTGCCCGGATCGGTGTTGTAGCTCGTCGGGGCCTTGTAGACATTGTAGGTAGCAGCACCCGGCACCGTCGCCCAAGTGATGATGTTCGAGCCGCCGGTTGCAGAGATGTCCACGCCGGTCGTGCTATTGGCCACCAGAGACGCGACGCTTTCCTCGCCCGTCGCGGCATCAACGGCCGTCACCACATAGGCATAGGCCGCAGGCAGCGTAACGGGGCTGGTCGATTGGCTTGGTCCGACCGTGGGATAAGCTGAAGCGGTTGCGGGAGCCGCGATCGACGATGCCGTGACGGCAGGCGTGAGCGTCCATTCCGAATCCGTGATCCGAACCAAATCCATCGGCTGATGGTTGGGATGCACCAAACTGACCGTATCGGTCGATTGCGTGTATTTCAGCAACGGAAGTTCGCTGACCAGATAAGGCGTCGCAAGCGTATAGATGCGCGCCGATGTCCCTCCGCCAGTATAAGCCGGAAACGTTGTCGAATTGAACGCCACGCCGAATACGTCTGTCAGCGTGAAGGTGTTCGTCGTGACATTCTGGATGATGAAGATTTCACCATTCAGTTCCGTCATCCCGCCCAAGCCAGATAGGGCAACCCAATCGTTGTTCGCATAGCCATGCGCGGGAACGGTGATCCGCGTCGGATTGGCTTGCGTCGCTCCGGTGACCGCGAGCGGCGGCTCCGTGACTGCGGCACCGTCCGCAAACACCCGCATATAGCCTTCGCCGAACTCTAGGCAGAACCCTTGGTTAATGTTGAACCGAAAGCGGATCAGCCGCGGCGGCCCGTTGCCATAGGCTTGCTTCGACACGTTGCAATATGCCGTGCCCGCGCGCGAATAGGCGCCGCCCCTGTAGTTGACGAACGCATTACGGAGCGTCGATGCGCCGACATGAAACTTCGCGAGATCGACATGACCCCACAGGTTGGGGGAAATCTCCCCCGCCGAGAACGCAGTCTGGATTGACGGAAACGACATCAGTAGGCCGTCCCGTCCCCAAAGCTGCACGCATCCCAGCCATAACCCAGCATGCCACCAGCATCGCCGTAGCCACGCCCACCGTAGCCGCTATAGCGCTGCCGCAGCCAATCGGGCTGATGATCGACGGTAGTCCAGCCCTCATCCCCGTCTCGCACCCGCGCTTCGTCCAGCGCCCGCTTGGCGATGGCGATTTGCTCATTGCGCAGCGCCATTGCCAGTTTCCGGTCAGCCACCAGCGGAATGACCACCATGCACGCAAGCAGCGACACAAACGCCTGCTGAAAGAGCGGGTCCCATTGATCCGGGTAGGTGATCAGTGCCGTGTAAACGAGCGCTGAGTTCGGCTGATTGGTCAGGATGACCGTCTGAGATACCAATCCCTGGCCCAGCGTTTGCGACGTGTCCGGGATGTCGCCCCACGTCGTGGCCGCGCCCGTGAAGATAGGCACGGTATCGTTGGCAACCAGAAACCGAGTGGGCATTTCGCGCGGCGAGATTGACCCTGACATGCCACCGAACAGTGGCGTGGACGGGATGGCGTAGTTGCCGGTTGGCGTCCCCACTCCCTGCCCGAATCGGTTGAGCGGCACGAACCTCGCTTTCACGCAATCAACCGGCCACCGGTATTCATACAACCATGGCTGCATCCCGACCGTGCCCGTCCCCACCGTCACAGGTCCACCCGCTGCGGTTTGCGCCGCAGTCGTCTGGCCGGTGGCATCGTTCAGCAGGACGAGCTGCTGCTTCTTCCGCAGGCTGTTCCAGTGCGCGGATCGCGATATCTGCCGCAGGCATGCGCCATAGTGCCGCAGCAGAACTTGCGCCTCGCGCGTGCCCTCCTGCATGTCGCCTATCGTGCTGGTGACACCGATGGCATCCAACGCTCGGTTGCAGATGTCAGCGGGTTGCATCAGCCGCGCCTCCCGATCGCAATGCCCGCACTCTGCGCCTCTTCCTCCGCACGCTCTTTATCGGCCTGCGGCTCGGCGTTCAGCGCCTGCTGAAACCGCACGGCCAAAGCATCCACCAAGGAATCGGTGAACGCCGGGTTCCATTGCGTCGGATCGGTCACCTGCGCCGTGTAGACGGCCATAGCATTCGGAAGATTGGTCAAAACCACCTTCGCGGGCGGGGTTAAGCTGCCGTCGTCTGCCAGCACGAATATGTTCGGCTGCGGATCAAACTCCGGCACCGCAACCGGAATTGGCCGAACGCTGCGCACCATCAGGCACCCAACCGGATAGCCATACTCGTAGATCCATGGCGGCGGAGGAAACGCCGTCGTCCATGGCGTCATGAACCCATACCCCCCAACGGGCGCCGTCTTGAGCAACTTCAGTGCTGCGGCTTGGCGGGCGAAATCCCAATCCCAATCCATCAGCAATGCATCGCGGGTCTGACCATAGACTTCCAGGCCGACCCGAGCCGCCATCGACCCCTCATAGGCGTATCCCACTGGCGTCGGATACCCGATCCGGCGCAGCGCTTGGTTCCACAGGTCCTCAATCGTGGCGGCCATCAGCTATCTCGCCCCGCGCCCTGGCCAACCATTGCGCCCGCCTGCTCCAAAATCTTGGCGGAGAAATCAGGCCGACCCGCAAGCGCCATGGCAAACTCGGACGCCAAAAAGCGCACGAGCGTCTCCTGGAACACGGCATCGAACTGAGCCTCGCTCACCAAGTTGGTCGAGTAGCACAACGAGTTTGCGGCAGCGCTGGTAAGGATGCAGTCCTTCTGCACGCCACCAATCGCGATGGTCTGCACGGTCCACCGCATGGGCTGCGGGTCATTGGCCACCCAAGTCGATGGATATACCTGCCGGACCCGCATGCAATCGGCCGCATATGTGTAGGCAAAGCCCCACGGAAATGGCACGGCTGCACCGGACGGCACCAACGCACCATCAGCGCGCGAGAACTCGTAGTCCTGCTGTCGCAGCAAGAGATTGACGGCCGGAGTGTAAAGAATGCCCGCCGCATTGCCCGCCGCCGTGCCGTCAAACGATGGATTGGTGCCAGTGATCGTGGCCTGCGCGGAAATCTGCTCAAGCGCCTGATTGCAAATTGAAGCGGGGGTTGCGCCAAGGGTCATGGACTGTGCCTTTCAGTCATGATCAACAATGGGTCACCGCGCCGCCAGCCGTCGCAAGTCTGCCGGGATGCGTCCCAGAACGTGCGGGAATACATATCAATGCACGCTTTCAACGACAGTAGGCACAACGCTATATATCAGCACCACTGACTGATACGGCCCTACATCGACTTGGCATGGCGATGATGTGCAAAGACCGACGCCGTTGAGAGATACAGCGCTGACCGTGCCGCCGTAGATGTATAGGTTTGTCTGCGTCGGACCTGCCGTGAATGTCCAGGGACTAGCCCCAACAGTGGCAGCGCCGGCGCCCTGCGGGTTGTATCCCAGATTATCGTGAACCCGATTGTGAGTTCCAGAGGCCAAGAATCCAAGCGCGGTCGATGTGTTGCCATACAGGCGGTTGTCGTGGATATTGATCCAATCGCCCGAGCCCGAGGCAACGTTTATGCCGACTTGGTTGGTGTTTGACCCCGTGACTTTGAAAAACCCGTAATTGCCGATGCTGTTGTCGGCAAGCGTGATGTGCGATCCCCCGGCCTGAACATCAATCCCAAAATAATAGCCTGAGATCGTTGTGCCCATGACAGTGGTGTCAATCGAATAGGCGTCCGAAACGAGAAACCCGGTTCCGGTCTGTCCGCCGATGGACGAGATAACCCCGCCGATCCATTTTGTGTCCATAATCGGCGCCGCGCGGCCCGAGCCGGACGAATTAGCGCCAATTAGCGCTACGCCGTTGGCGTTGCCGACTTCGCCAGTACACCAATCATTAGTGAATGTCGTGCTCTCCACGTAGCCGGTGCCGCTTGGATTGATGTCAACGCAATACCCAATAGCCGCATCCCACACATTATTACTGGAAAACGTCGCTTGAACCGTTTGCCCGCTTGCGGGAGCAATAACTAGGCTGTTTGCCATGGCCGTAAAGTCGTTGTTGCTCATGTGCGTTGCGCCAGTGTTGCGCAGCACAATCCCGTTGCTCGGATGGTAGACGATTGATGCGCCGTAGTTCGGCAGCATGTAGACGTTCTCAATCCAGTTCTCGGGGCCGATGCCTTGATTTGTGACGTCGATGCCGCCGCTGCCGGGGTTGGCAGAGCCGTCCGCAACGAACTCCATCACGACGTCGCGAATGATTGAAAACTCCCCCGTGCTGGCCATCTCGGCGCAAATGAAGCACCCGCGCATCAAAGCGCGCGTCAGGAAGTTGTATCCGCCCGCCATATTGACCGTGTAGCCGCCAGTGCGGAACGGCGTGATGTTTCCGGCTGTCTGTGCGCTTGTGGGCAGCACGTCGAATGCCAGGCCATCAATGCCCGAGTAAACCCCCGTAATGTTGAGGAAGTTTCCTGTCGGGAACATCGTAGCAGCATTCAGATGCGAGCAATAATTGTTGTCGGCGCTGCCCAGCGTGACCCGGTTCTGTGACAAAGTGATAACCGAGGCGACTGTGATGTTTCCGCATGGCAGCAACAACTTGCCCCCACTGGCTGGCATAGCCGCAATGGCAGCGTTGATGTTGGCGGCCTGATCAATACCTGTATCCGCCACCACACCTCCCAAACTCGCGGCCTGATAGACCGGCGCGCCGAGCGCAGACGTCAGAAAGCCGTTGATCGTGCCGCCCGTGATCGTCACGTTGCTTGAACTAAGCGTTACGCCAGTCACGCTGCCGCCCGTGATCGCAACATCGCTTGCGTTCTGTTGCGCCATCGTGCCGCCAGTGCCACCGTCGCCCAAAATGCCGTTGGCAAACCACGTCGCCGCATGACCTGGCGTGACCGGACCAGACTGCTGCACGCCACCCTGCGCCATCGCGGCAATGGGCAGCATCAGGAGACCGAGGACACGCAGGAACGACATCATTACGGCTTGGCAGGAGGCACGGGAGACTGTGCTACCGCCATGGCCGAGAGTTTCTTTTCTAGGTCAGCAATCTTCGCGTTCGCCGCCATTAGGTCAGCCGTCGTGCTGATCTTCTGGCCCAGACAGCCCAGCAGTTCCTGCCCCGTGGCCT